GGCCAACCGCGCCATCCTCGAGGCCATGGGGCGCTTCGACCTGATCGCGCGCCTCGTCGAGGGTCAAGTCGGCTACGTGCAGATGGGGGTAGCGGTCACGCCGGAGTTCGGACAGGTGCATATCGCGAAGAGCTCCCTGCCGATTCTTCGCACCGCGCCGGTCATCCGGAGTTACGACTTCGGGCTCAATCCCACGACCACCTTCTGGCAGGTCACACCCATCGGCAGGATCAACGTCTTCTACTCCGTCCGCAGCGAGCACATGGGGATGGAGCAGCACATCCTGCAGCAAGTGCTCCCCTGGCTCGGCCGCAAGGGCATCCGCGATTACCACTTCGAGGACGACGGGGATCCCAACGGCCTGACGCCGGAAGCGCGCAACAGCAACCTCTCGGCCGTCTCGGCGATCGAGGAAATGCTGACCTCGCGGCCAGGGCAAGCCGCCTCCTTCACGCCGGGCCCCATTTCGATTCAGGACCGTGTGGGTCCGATCCGCTTCAAGCTCCGTTCCACGCTGAAAGGCGGGCACCCGATCGTGCAGGTTGATCCAGAAGCGCCGGCGATGATCCGCACCCTGGGCGGCGCGTGGCACCGGAAGAAGACGCCGGCGGGTCTCGTCGGGGATCCAGTAAAAGATTGGGCCTGTGTTGACATGAAGACAGAAATGTTGACCTGTCGCGGGTGGAAAACTGCGACCGATCTTTCAGTTGGTGAGGCTGTCTATAGTTACGATATGAGTCGTCACGTCTTGGCGATAGACGCACTCAAGGCTGTTCAGGTATTCGATGGCCGTCAAGCCGCTCTCAGGATTCACGGTAAGCCTCTCGACATGGTGGTCACGCTGAATCACCGCGTCGTTGTAGTTCGCCGACGCACTCGCCACGGCGGATGGCATTCTCCAGAAGTTGTTCGTGCTGAAGATCTTCACACGAATCATCATCTCTTGCGAGTGTCGCAACTGAGCCTCCATCGGCGTACCGCTATCTACACGGATGAGTTTGTCCGCATCTGTGCTTGGGTGGCGGCAGAGGGGCACTTCCGGAAGAGCAATGGCGGCATTCATCTCTATCAGAGCCTCAGCCACAATCCGCAATATGTCGAGGAGCTCGATCATCTTCTCCGCTCGTTCCCTGGAACCACGCGACAGAAGACAGACGCAAGAGGCGGTGTCACGTGGCTGATTACGAGAGAACTCGCGTTTCTCATTCGACAGTCGATGCCTGACAAGGTGCCATCTCCAGAGTTCATCAACGCGATGCGGCCGAATCAGCGCCGACTCTTTCTATACGAATATGTGCGTGCGGATGGGACTTGGGAACATGCGGAGTATGGGGCGATTCCAGCGCCACCAAGCCGAGGGTTTCCTCACCCAAGCAGTGTTTTCATTCGCCCGGGAACTCCACAAATCTGTGAAGGCAGCAGCGCTCGCGCTGATGCGCTCCAGTGGATTGCTGCCATCTCGGGAATCCGAGCGTCCGTCCATTGGGGCGGTAAGTGGAAGTGGGGATCTCCAAGAACATGGCATATCTCGCTTGCTAAACAGGGCACCCGCACCTCGCTTATGAAGTTGAGTAAGGACGTGATTGAAGTGCCTGGTGTGTGGTGTCCGACCACCGAGAATGGAACGTGGATCGCTCGACGCAATGGGCATGTCTTCATCACGGGTAACTCCGAGCACGGCGACTCGTGGGGGTACGGCATGGGGATCCGGTTCCCGATTCCGGATCTCATCGAGCGACCGAAGCCGAAGTCGCATGGGCGCGATCTCGTGGGATTGACCCACGATCGTTCGTGGATGACGTCATGACGTCCTAACCACAAGGAGACCAACCGATGCCGAAGCCGTTCGCGTACAAGGTGGGCCAAGTCGTCATGCTGCGCGTCACCGTGACCGACGATCGCGACGTGGGGAACCCCGTCGTCGACCTCGGCGGCTTTCAGAGCTCGATTCCGCAGGTGAACCTCGACAAGGCCGACGTGCGGCCGGCGTCGGCCAGGGAGAAGACGGACGAGGAGCGGGATCGCGCCGCGCACGAGCGCGAGATGAGGGACAAACAAGCCGCCTCTGCCAAGGCCGTAGCGGACAAGGCCGCAGCGGAGGCCAAGGCCAGCGCCGATGTCCTCGCAGTAGCGGCGCCGCCCGACGACGCGGCCGACGACATCCAGGCCCCGTAGAGGCGTAAGCGATGGCAGCCGGGGCAGCGCCTCCGCTTCTGAAGATCTCCGTCGAGGAGTTTGCGGGCACCAACTCGGCGCGAGAGACCCAGAGCGGGACGCTGCCGCCGGCCCGCGACAAGCGCGTCGATTTGTATATGCAGATGTTCTACGAGGAGTGGGACAAGCCGTTCTGGAAAGAGTTGCGTGAGCAGATCCCGACGGACTTCGGTTACTACACGGGCTCCGGCCAGTGGACCGAGAAGCAACGGGCCGAGGCCAAGGAGAAGGGCCGCCCCACGCTGACGCTGAACCACATTCTTCCGACCATCAATGCCCTCGCGGGACTCGAGCGCATGAATCGGTACGACCCGAAAGCCGCGCCGAAGGGGAAAGAAGACGTTGAGCTCGCGAACATCTTCACCCGGCTCCTCCGGCAGACCATGGAAGACACCAACGGCGAGTACGTCCTGTCCTCCGGGTTTACCGATGGGTGTATCTGCGGCGTGCGCGCCTATGAAATGCCGATCGAGTACACGGATGACCCAGTCAAGGGCGACATCGGGTTCGGCACGGTGAGCGTGCCTGATGAACTCATGTGGTCGACGCCATGGAAGAAGTACGATCTCTCGGACTGCCGCGCGATGTTCCGCTGGAAGTGGGTCGACGTCGATCTCCTCTTGGCGAACTACCCGAAGAAACGAGACGAGATTACCGCCGCGCTCAATGGCACGCGCGCGCTGGCCGCGCAGGATGCGACGCGGGAGCGGGCCACACTCACGGAGGGCAATCCGAAGAACCGCTACGAGGCGTCCGACCCCATGCGAGCGCAGGACGATCTGCTCTTCTGGTTCGACGTGGCGAAAAACCGCGTCAGGGTCGTAGATGTCTATTACCCGGACTACTTCCCCGTGTGGCTCCTCTACGACACGGAGGGATCGAAGGTCATACGGGTCACGGACGAAGTGCGGAAACGGCGGCTCTACGACGAGATCATCAGGCGCAATCCCGACCATACGTGGACCGTGCTTGAGCGCAACGAGCGCCGGATCCAGTTGATGACGACGTTGCCGGCGACGGGGACGGTGCTGGAGGAGGGCGAGCCGTTCAAGAAAGACACCGCCACCTATCCCTTCGTGCCGTTCTTCGCCTACTGGCGGGGCAACGAGGTCTTCGGCGTGGTGCGGAACCTGCGCGACGCGCAGGATGAAATCAATGCCCGACGCTCCCAGATCTCGTGGCTGACCAAAGCCTCCGGAGACGGTTGGTTTGTCGACGAAAACTCGATGACCGACGTCAAATCGTTCGAGGCGCAAAGCCGGGATCCGAAGGGCGTCTATACGATCAAGAAGAGTGCCAGCGACCCGCGCCGGATGCCGCCGCCGAACGTGCCCCAAGGACTCTTTGAAGTGCTCGCCGTTGCGGTCAACGAGATCCGGCAAATTTCCCTCGTCAACTCCGACATGCAGGGCTTGCGGTCCGATACCGTCTCCGGTGTGGCGATGAAGAACCGTGAGATTCAGGGACAGATCGGGAACAACGAGCTCTACGACAACTTCAAGCTCACCAAGCGGCTGATCTGGAAGAAGATGGCGCGGCGGATTCAGGAAAAGTACAAGGACGAAGACGTCATCCGGCTCTTCGATCCTGAGACCGGCGACTACAACTTCATCGAGATTAACAAGCGCGTGCCCGAGGGGCAAGACGGCCAGGAGCCGAGCCCCATTCCCGGGGCCGCGCTGCGCTACAAGATCCTCAATGATCTGTCGGCCCTCAAGTACGACATCACCATGACCGAGACGCCCTCGAGCCCGACCCATCGGCAGGGCGCGCTGGCCACACTCCTCGACCTCATCCAGAAAGTTCCGGCCGCGGCCCTGCTCCTGATCGACGTGATCGTGGAGATGACGGATGGCCTGCCGGACCGAGAGAAGATCGTGGCCCGGTTCAAGCAGTTCGTGGCGGCGCAATCCGCGCCCAAGCCCTCGGAGCCGCCCGTCGTCCATGTCACGCTCAAGGGGGACGATCTGACCCCTGAGGCCAAGGCGATCCTCTCAGATCGCGCGGCGAACCAACCGGCCGAGCAGGAGAAGAATCCCCTTGGCGCTGGGGCCGGCAACGCGCACAACCCCTCCGGCCAGATCCCGACCGGCGGGCAAAAGTTGAACGAGCGAGCGGACATCGCGCCAACCCCGACAGGGTAGGGTGCGACACGGCGACACTGAGTAGGAGGCTCGAAGGCTGAGCCGCGACAGCGGGGCGCATCCCCGTCAACAAGGCCATCGGGAGCCCGCCGGTATTGGGCATGGAGGCAGTCATGGCGCGTCGTCGAGGCAGCACAGAGGAGACACCGCCTGTGGCGGGAGCGGTAGCCGAGGAGAAGGTCGAGCGGAAACCCGAGGACGAGCTGCCGACGTTCGTTGACTCCGCCGCCAAGGTGGAGCCCGCGGGCACGGAAGTCGTCTACGAGTTCCAGCCCGACAAGTCCGAAGCCACAGGCCCCAAGGAACCCGCGGAGCAGAAGGCCGAGGGAGACGGGACACCGGCGAAGGTCGTCACCGACGCCGACAAGGTGCAGAACCTCCAGAAGGCGATCCGCGAAGAGCGCGGAAAGCGTCGGAGCGTGCTGGTCGAGCTCGAGGAAACGAAGGCGAGACTCCGGCTGGCCGACGAGCAGCGCCACTCACAGCAGTCGGAAGAGGCGAGAGCAGCGCGGGCCGCGAAGCTGGACGAAGCGGCCGACATCAAAGAGGCCCTGCCACACATCACCGAGGCGGTGCGGGCCGATCTCGACCCGTACATCGCCAGCGCCCGCCGCGCCGGCATCAAGGCGTCCGAGCGGGTGTCACGGTTGATCCATCCTGACTACAACGAGGTGCTCCAGAAGTCCGGCGTCGAAGCGGCCATCACCATCGACCCGGCCACGGGCAAGGCGCCCGACCCGGTGATGTGGAACATGCTGATCCTGCGGTCGGACGACCCCGCCGAAGACGCCTATCAGCTCGGACTCGATCTCTTGGAGAAGCAAGGCTCCGCACGTCCTGCAGCCGAGGCCCAGAAGACGGCCGACGGCGCGGTCGTGCTTGACGAAAAAGCCGGCGATCGTACCGACGGTCGTCGAGAGGTTCTCGAGACACTTTCCCAGAACGCCGACCGCCCCCGCGGCATCGGTAGCTTGCCAGCGGCCGAAGGACGAGTCATCCGCAAGTTGACCTCGGACGACATCAGTAAGATGTCCGACGCGGAATACCAGCGGCTGCCGCAGCATGTCCGCGACGCCTACCTGGCAGGCGGCCCGTTGTGAGCTGAGGCGGCGCGCACGGAGGATGTGATGAGGAAGATGATCCAGCGGTGGTTGGCCGTCTACACGCTCTGGCGTGAGGCGGGGTTGTCTCGCGTGGAGGCGTTTGGGCTCTCGCTCAACGGCCATGCGCCGATCTCCGGCGGCGCCGACTCCGAGTGGCAGACCGGCGACGCCGCGACGGTCCAGAAGTGGGGTCGGGACGCCTGGGTGGAGTTGCCCAAGCTCATCTACTGGAACAAGTTCATGGGCAAGGGGATGAACAACATCATCCAGGTGAAGGACGAGCTCGAAGGTCAGGCCGGCGACAAGATCACCTTCTCGTTCGTGCGGAAGCTCCAGGGCTCCGGCGTCACCGGGGACGGCGACCTCGAGAACTCCGAGGAAGCGATCTCCAACTACAACGACTCGGTCACCATCAACCAGAAGCGCAACGCTGTCCGGCTCAAGGGTCGGATGTCGGAGCGCCGGACCGCGTTCAACCAGCGCATGATCGCGAAAGAGCTCCTGACGACGTGGCTGGCGGAGACCATCGACGCGGACATTTTCGCCGCCGTGGACTCCTCCCCCTCGACCGCTGTCTACGGCGGCGCCGCGACCTCGACGGCCACCATTGCCGTGGGGGACTACCTGACCACGGCGCTCATCACCAAGGCCAAGACCAAGGCCAAGAAGGCGTCGCCCAAGCTCTGGCCGGTGAAGATCGGCAGCAAGGAATACTACGTCCTCATCATGCACCCCGACCAGGAGGGCGACCTCAAGACCTTCGACGCCGCGTGGGTCCAGGCGCAGCGCGAGGCGCAGACGCGTGGCGACGACAACCCGCTCTTCGAGGGGTCGGTCGGTATCTGGGACGGCGTGATCTGCCACGTCCACGAGGACATCGCCATCAGCTCGACGTTCGGGGCCGGCGGCAACCTCACCGGCGCCTCCGCGCAGTTCGTGGCCCGTCAGATGGGGGCCTACGCGTGGGGCGAGCATCCGCGGTGGGTCGAGAAGGAATTTGACTACGGTAACAAAGTAGGTTTTGCGATTGGCGCGATCTACGGCGTGAAGAAAGCCGTGTTCAACGCCGTCGATCACGCGCTCATCAGCGTTCGGACATACAGGAATAACTACTAGGCCACAGGCCGAAGGAGGAATGGTTATGATGAAGCGTATCCTGACGGGTCTGCTGGCCCTCGTGCTGGTGGGCCTCCCGCTCGCTCCCGCAGTCCAGGCCCCGTTGCCCATCAGGGTCGCGCAGGTTGCGGCCCAGCCGGGCTCCGGTATCACCTTCTGGTGGTTCCAGCTCCGCGACGAGTTGGGCCAGCCGATCCCCACGACGACGCCCGCGACGTGTGCGGTCTACACCGCCGGTGGGGACACGCTCGCGACTATCTACTCCGAGCCGACGCTCACGACAACGGCGTCGAATCCCCTGACGGCTGCGGCACTCTTCTCCGGTCAGGGTAACCACTGCTCGTTCTACACCGCGAACACGGTGACCAGCGTCGACGTGATCGCGTGGACGAAGCGCTCGCGGGCGCGCCTGACCGGGTATACGGCCAATGCGTCCCAGGGCCACCTCATCGTCATGGACCGGCAGATGACGTCGAAGATCATGAAGGTGCCCTTCACCAACAGCTCCGGCAATAAGACCGTCACGACGTTCCAGATCCCCAAAGGCGCGGCCGTGCAGGACGTGCTGATCGAGGTCATCACGGCAGCCACCGATGCGCACATCGCCATCGGGATCAACGCGGCCGAAACCGGAGGCAACGACGCCGGGTTCTGTAGTGGCAGCACCACCCTGGTTGGCTCGGGGGCGCTCGGAAAATCGTTGGAGTTTGCCGGCTGGCACCGATGCCATGCCGTGCTGAAGATCTCGGGCCTCTCGACGGCCATAGTCGATTACGTCATCACGGCCTTTCACTCCGGCGCCCTTATGTCTCGGGGCAGTGTGGGCAGCGACAGCTCCGCCGTCGCGCATGCGGGATCGTACATCCGCTTCCCGTTCGTCGGCAATGGCGTCGCCAAGACCGTGGTCTACACCACCAACAACAAGACCGTGACCGGGAACTTCTACTTGCTCATGAACGAATTCGGCAACGACGCCACGAATCCATAGGGGAGACGTGACGAGTGACTGAGACTCCGCGCTCGGCGGCATGGCCCGCCCTGTGGGTGGTCCTGATGGTGATGCTTGCCATCCCGATCCCTCTCCGTGGCATCCCCATGCCCGAGCGCGGAGTGCCCATTCTCTACTTGGTGGTCGCCGGCACCGTCTTGATCTTGATACACATCGCCCGAACCTCCCTGCCCCTCGCGCTGCTCCTCGGCTACACCCTCTTCTGGGTGCTGACGAGCGGATTCCCCGTGCGCGGCGTGCAGATCTTGGTTCTGATGGTCCTCGGCGCCCTGCTCTACATCGAAGCCTCTCGCCTGACAGCCTCGTGGGTGCGGCGGGTCGCCTGGGCGTTCATCGTCGGGTCGATACTGCAAGTGGTCCTCGGTCTCATCAACATGCTCCATGTGTTCCCCTCGCCCACGACACCGGCACTCGCGCTGCGCTGGATCGGTGTCGATCCGATGCCGGTCTTCAAGTTCTTCGACGCGGGCCCGTGGCTCTCGCTCATGACCACGGAATTCCTCGGCCGGCCGATGGGGTGGCTCACACATCCGAACTTCTGGGGTTCCTACGTGGCACTGGCGGTGCCGGTGGTCTATGTGGTGCTCGGACGGTGGTGGGGCCTCGGGGCCTTTTCGGTCGTCTCGCTCTCCATGTCGGTCGGTCCCGTGAGCGCCGCGGCCGCCGGACTCGTGGTCATTGCCTGGCGTGATCTGCCGAAAGTCCTGCGGCCAACGCTTGTCACCGTCGCGTGTCTCGCGGTTTTTCTCGTCACCTATGCGCATGTGACCCCTCGACTCGAGGGGCAGAAGCCGCTGACGCTCTCGACGCTCTCCTCAGGCCGGACGGCCGTGTGGGACGCGGCATGGCCGACCATCAAGGAACACCCGATCGTCGGCAACGGCATCGGCTCCTGGCGGCTCTGGGCCAATGAATACAACCGGACGACCGCGCAGCCGACCTTCGCGACGTTGCAGGCGCACAACGAGCTCCTCCAGTTCGTCTTCGAGTGGGGCCTGATCGGCTTGGCCTTCGTCGGCTGGTGGCTCTGGCAGCTCAGCCGGGGGGCGCG